TTGTTAACAGCAGGTCACCCGTTCAAGTCGGGTCGAAGGCTTTGGAGATTGATCATCTCCATAGGGTATGACAGAAAAGTTGGTGTGGTCAAGCACCCAACATTGTATAGTAGGGAAGGCTGTGGTGGCCACCATATCACCTGGAGACAGGAGATATGAGAACCCATACCAAGGGTCCCGAAAGTTCAGAGGTATTACTAGATTAGTGAGACCCCTCTGTTGAAGGTAAAAATCTAATCCTTCTACCCACATTCCACAATAGCTCAGCGGTAGAGTCGGTGACTGTTAATCACTTTGTCCCTGGTTCGAATCCAGGTTGTGGAGTTAGCTCGAATAGTTCAGAGGTAGAACACTTGATTTACATTCAAGTTGTCGGGGGTTCGATCCCCTCTTCGAGCATGTCGTATCAATCTAATGAATCATGTTAGTTATCAGATGCAAAAATTGTAATGTAGAACTTACGAGTTCTCCAAAAACTCAGGTCTGCGGTTGTTCAAATAACACCACACTCACTGATGATAAGATTTCTGCTGTTGATTTATCTAGAGTGTTGATTATATCTAACAATAAACTTGATGATAGTCATGATGTACTGACTGCAGCAGACTTGATGTATCAGGAACAAAGACGTAGACGTAAGGTAAAGAGACTTGACTTTGAGGTGAGATGATATTTAAGGAATTACATAAGAACGTCTTTCATGTTAATAATGTTTTCCCTACGGAAATGTTTTTACGAGTTGGTGATGAGTTTAATCCCATAAACAACCACTGGATCTTTGATAAAGAATCGTCATATGATGATGGGAATAGTTCTATTAGAGGCAAAATAGTAAAAAGTTCTAGTTTCATGGGTGACAATCTCGTTCTCATTAACATAGGAATGTATGTAAAGCTGAAAGCTGAAAAACATCTAAGACAAAAATTAAAACTAATCAAAGTAAATACCAACATTCAATATTCTGGCATGCATTCTATCTTTCATAAAGACGGTCCATTGGATAATCCATCGGATTCACTATGGACATTTGTGATATTTTGTCAATCAAATTGGAACACAATCTGGGGCGGAGAGTTCTGTTGTAATGTAGGTGACGAATATGTTTATGTCCCATACATTCCTAATAACGGATGTTTATTTGATTGTAGGAATGACCATACCGGTTTTGCACCCAATAACTTAACATCAAAACCCAGACTGTCATTGGCATATACTTTTCTAGAGACTTGACTTTGAAGTCAGGTAACGATACAATAAATAAATCAACTACAAATGTGATGATGGAAGTCTTTACTGTAAAAGAGTATCAAGATCGTTGGGATGAGTTGATGGAAAGAGTGGAGAATGGGGAGACTTTTGGTATAGTCAATGAGGATGGACAGGCTGCCGTGATGATGCCTGCTGATGACGAGACTATGCGAATATACACAGAGAATAACAACGAAGCTTCTTAGGCTTCTATTTGCTTCTTTAGCAATCCGGTGAATGCACCGATCTCATAAATCGGCTAAGGTGGGTCCGACTCCCACAAGAAGCATTGAGGTCAGTTCGCAGACTGTCCTCTTGACTCTTACAGTCAAAACCCTTATAATACTAAGGTCAACAATCAAGACAATGACTATTACTTCTAAGTTCAAAAAAGACATCACAACTCTTCGGTCTGCAGCCAATGGGGAATTCTTCCTTGACGTAAAGAATCCAAAACTTTACAAGAAGGTTCGTAAATTTTATGAGAATGATGGTGTAACTTTTTCGGGTGATCCTCTCGACGATTATGACATTCTCATTGATTGTATTGCAGAAGATCTTGAAAGTGTGGAAGTATGAACGATTTAGATCCTAAGTCTGTTGAGACGACCGAGACTATTATTATTCATGAACGGTTTCCTTATCGTTTTGTTCAAAAGGGGTATATTCAACTGAATGGTAAACCCGATTTTCGTTTACAAAAGGCGGACGGGTATACTAAAAAGTACTCTGACATCTATTTGTTTGATAACGGAGAGCAACTTCTTCTTGCTATTGAAGACAAAGAATATCCTAAGTGGCTTGATCCTGATGATGTACCTTGTTATGTAAGGGATAGAGTTTCCAGATAATAATAAATAGAACAGATTTGTATTTCGATTATGTCTAGTAGAAAAACATCAGATACTGGAGCATATATGTCTCAGTATGACCAGGAAGTAGAAACCAGACTTAAGGCTCTTGAGACTGGGGTCAAGAAGGTTGGAGAAGAAGTTCAAAAAAAGAATTCTGCCCCTGCCGCTCCTGCTCCTGCTCCGGTTAGTGGTGATCTAGAAGCCAAAGTAGACTTGCTAATTAGTATTCTAAAACAGGCACCTGGTCTTAATATTGAAAAACTGTCTAAAGGTAAACTCTGATATGAGTTTCTTGCTTCTCTAAAGAGCAAGTGGCGCGGCATGAACCCTATACTAGGAGGTCTTGACAAAGGCCTCCTTTTTTAATACAATACATAGAGAGATATTGTAATTATTCATATGAAGATTGGTTTTAATTGTAGTTCCTTTGACTTGTTTCATGCAGGACATGTGACAATGTTGAAGATGGAAAAAGAACTATGTGATTATCTTGTAGTTGCTCTTCAGGTTGATCCTACTATTGATAGACCTGGTATCAAAAACAAACCCACTCAGAGTGTGTACGAGAGGTATGTACAACTCCAAGGTTGTAAGTATGTTGATGAGATCTTGGTATATGAAACCGAAGATGATCTTATTAATCTTATCAAAACTCAAACACTCGACATTAGATTCTTGAGTGAAGAGTATAAGGACAGAGATTTCACAGGAAAACAATACTGTATTGATAATAATATTGAACTACATTATCATTTAAGACGACATAAGTATTCTTCGACTGAACTTAGGAATCGAGTTTATACTTTGGAGAATGCAAAAAGAACTGAATTAGTTCCGGGAGAAGTATTTGACCAATATTCACCAGAACTTCTTAACAAGTATGAGAAATCATGAGTATTTTAGTTACAGGTGGAGCAGGGTTCATTGGAAGTAATCTTCTTCATTACCTTGAACAGTTTGGTGAGGAAGTTATCTGCATGGATAAACTTTCTTATGCTGCAGATGAAACTAATCTTCCAGATTATGTAAAGTTTTATCGGACAGATATTGCTGATGATGAATCGGTAAGAAATGTATTTGAAAAGGAGACTATTACAAAAGTCTTTCATCTTGCAGCAGAGAGTCATGTAGATAATTCAATTAAAGACTGTAAACCTTTCATTCATTCTAATATTACAGGCACTGTTAATCTTCTTCAGTGTGCATTAGAACATGAAGTAAGTAGATTTATGCATATCTCTACTGACGAGGTGTTTGGTTCTATTGCATACGGTTCCTTTAATGAGATATCTAGATACCGACCAAGGAATCCATACTCTGCATCTAAGGCTGCAAGTGATCATTTCGTAAATGCATACCATACCACATACGGATTACCAACTATTATTACAAACTGTTCTAATAACTATGGTCCACGACAATATCATGAGAAGATGGTACCCAAAACTATCTTAAGCATTATGAATGACATTCCGGTTGATGTATATGGTAGTGGATTGCAAATCCGTGATTGGATTTATGTTGAGGATCATTGTAAGGCCCTTGTAGAACTTTGTAAGAGAGGTAGAGCAGGTCAGAGTTACAATGTTGGTGGTGAATGTGAGTTGAAAAACATTGAACTTGTTCATAGGATTGCTAGATTGATGAATAAAGAATTTGAAATTAACTTCGTTAAAGATAGACCGGGCCATGATCAAAGATATTCAACATCAAATGATAAGATCACAACTGAAACACCTTGGACTGTATCGACACATATCGATGAAGGTCTCTTAAAAACTATCAAATATTATTATGAATAGAATTGATACTCCTCTCAAGGATGCATTTGTTATTCAAGCAGATAAGTATAAAGATAATAGAGGATTCTTTCTAGAGTCTTATAACTCTAGATCATTCAAAGAAATTGGCTTAGATGTTGAGTTTGTTCAAGACAATCACTCTAACTCTTCGGTAAATGTTCTTAGAGGACTTCACTATCAGGTGAAGAGACCACAAGGTAAACTTGTTCGGTGTATGTCTGGACGGATTCTGGATGTTATAGTAGACTTGAGGGAGTCCTCAGAGACTTTTGGTGAGTCGTATTCGATTGATTTGCATTCACCCGAAGTCATGTTATGGGTTCCACCTGGGTTTGCTCATGGGTTTTATTGTATGACAGACAACTGTCATATTGCATATAAAACTACTGATTATTACTATAAAGAGTACGACAGAACTCTTCTATGGAATGATAAAGACCTTGGTATTCAATGGCCAACTACAACACCCATCCTTTCGGACAAAGATAAATTAGGTAAGACTATGAGTGAGTGTGAAAAGTATGACTGACCTTTCTTTATTTGGAGGTACAGGGTACATCGGTTCAACATATGAACGAATGTACCCTGGTAATGTAATCATTCCTCGTGGTCAAAGACATTTTGATACCAAGAATGTATTGTATTTTATTAGTACAACAACTAATCAGAATGTTTTTCAAGATCTACAGGTTGATATTGATGTCAATCTAAAAATCTTTACTGAATTCTTATCACATTGTAAGAGAACAGATACTGTAATCAACTTTGTAAGTTCTGGGTTTGTTTATGGTAACGATATCCTAGATGCCAAAGAGACTGACTGTTGTAATCCAACTGGGTTCTATTCTATTACTAAAAGATGTGCAGAACAACTTCTGATGTCTTATTGTGAGACCTTTGGTATCAAATATCGTATCTTTAGGATTGGTAATGTCTTTGGTATTGACCCAACAGTATCACAAGGTAAGAATGTTCTAGGTTATATGATCCGTCGTTTGAAGAATGATGACTACATCGTATTGTATGAAGGAGGTAACTATGTAAAAGATTATATGCATGTTGAAGATGTGTGTAGTGCAATGAAACTTCTGATGGATGAGTCCGATACAAATAACATCTACAACATTGGTACTGGTGTATCTCGTTCATTCCGAGAAGTCATCGAGTTTGCAAAGGACTATGTTGGAAGTAATAGTGAGTTGATTAGTGTGGAGATGCCTGAGGAACAGAAGTATCTACAGATCAAAAACTTTACAATGAATGTAGACAAACTTTCATCCTATGGTCATGTTCCGAACCTTGCAATTGATACTGGAGTCGAAATGATGTGTAAAGCATATTGACTACAGAACAATTTTTGGTAAAATAAATAGTAAGTAACAAATTAAATGTATGTCTGAATTTAAGAAAACCGCACTGGTACTAGGTGCGGGTGGTTTTATTGGTAGTCATATGGTGAAAAGACTACGATCAGAAGGATAC